TCGTCTAATTCTTGTACAATGCCTTTTGAAACGTTACCAAGCAAATGCTTTATTGTTTTCTTGATTTTTTTCATTAATAAGTGAATTAAGAGCTTCTTCAATTTGTCTTTGAAAAAACTCTTGTGTTTCAAAACTATATCTTACGTTATCAATATCTGTTTTATCTGTCATCTTAAACCTGCTTTAGTTGCAATTAAATCTATACCTTGTGCATCTGACCAGTTAACTCCACTAGGTGTTTTAACATTAACTTTAACATATCTTCCTGATTGTCTAACAGGATTAATACCATTTGTATTCATATTAACAGATGCTGATTCAGTAACATTATCTGCAAGTTTATCTCTTGTTTTAATTGTTACTGTAGCTTCTGCGTCTACAATTGGTCTAATGCTTTGTATATTACTTCTAAATCCTGGATATAATTCTATTTCAGATGTTTCTATTTCACCTTCATTAGCTGTTCCAGAAAAAATAGCTGCTTTATAATTATTATCAATAGCACCTAATAGTAATTGTCCACCAGACCAAAAATCTGTATCTAATGCAATATTAATATTTTCTAAATTTTCAGATATAATATCCATTAGTTCAACTGTATAAGCTCCTACAAATTGTGAAAAAATAGTACTAGCATTTGCATTAGCTAAAGACCATTTTTTTGTTGCATAATTATAAATTATAATTCTGTCGCATATTCCTGAAGTATTGGAAGTATTATTTGAAGATGGGTACAACCATAATGCTAATTGATTAAATGGATCTACTGCTGCACAAATTCTATCTGCAAATGCTTTGTTTAAATCTAAATCAAAAAATCTATTTACTTTTTCAGCTCCAATAGCTTGTATGGTATCTCCATTGACTTCAAAAAATCCATCGTCTGCATAGAAAAATACACGTCTATTATCTTGAGCTACAGTTCTGCCATATACTGCACCTCTATTAGGTGAGATTACTGATAGTCGGAATACTGTAGCCCCTCCGACATAATCCATTCGAATTATTTGATTTTGTCTAAAGACATAACCAATTTCTCCTGATGTAATATGTACAATCTCTCCACCTGAACCTGGAAGATCTTGTAAATCTGCTTGTTTAGTACCTGGAGTCCAAGTTGTAATATCATTAATTCCAGACCATTGTATTCTATTTTGATTAGAACTTTGATTACCTGTAACTAAAAAATCTCTAATAACTCCTGATACTTTAAAATTAGGAACATTAGTTCCAATACTAGATAAATTAGCAAAGTTAGTTGATGTACCCATTAAATAATATTGTGGTACATCTACTCCATTACTAGCAATTACATAGTTACCAAATTGTGTGAATGTCCAGTAGTCTGTATTAGTACCTGTTAAAGATCCTTTTCTAGAAGTAAAAGTTCCACCATCTAATTGATATATGTCTGTATTTTTAGCAACAAAGTTATATACATTACCTGCGTTATCTCTAAAAGATCCTGCACCTCTAGAATCTGCACCAATATTATTTGATGAATAATTAACTAAAGATGGAAATCTCTTATATGAATTAAGAGCATAATATACATTAGTTGCTATATTAGCTCCTGGATTCAAATGTTCAGGTTGATCAGGTAACCATTCTCCAAAAGGTATTTGCATTATCTTTGCCTATAAAATGATAAATCTGTTTGTACATCTGTTCTTTGTGTAACAGGTGCATTACCATATGTATCTTGTCTGTCATTGTTTTCACATCTTTCAAGAGCTGCAACATACATTGATAACCATTGTTGTGCTTGATTAGGTTCTATTCCACCAAGAAAATTAGCAGCATGATATAAAGAACCATATAAATAAATAGCTGGATGTTTTGTTAATATATAATTTGATGTATTACTATCACTAAGCTCTGATATAGCTTTGTAATATGATAACTTCCCAGTATAAGAAACATCAGGGCTAGGAGCAAATCTGAATTTTTCAATTTCATTATCACTTTCTATTGTATAAGCTCTAGGTCTACCAGTTCTAGAACCTCCTTTGATTTCAAACATATTAGCTGGTGTTATGTATTCTAAAGGGTATTTAACACTTGAGTCTATATAAAATGATCTAACAGCTAAAAATCCTGTAGGTACTGTTACTTGTTCAGCATTAATTGTAACATCGTCTTGTTGTTCCATTTGTCTTATTCTAAGTTTAGCATTAAAATCTGCTTCACATAGTTTTATAAAATCATCACTAATTTCTGAAGTTAAATCAGTACGATTTAACCAATTAGCAATAGATGTTTTAAGTTGTGAATATGTTGATATAGCCATTATAAATTTCCTGACGCTGTTCTAAAATATCTAAACTCATTACTATTTAGTTTAGTTCTCATTATTTTTCTTTGTATTTCTTTTGGTAAAGCAAACCAATTGTTGCTTCCATTATATTCTTTAGCCCAGATCTGTAGAACAAGAGGTGGAACACTAGCTACACGTTTCATTTCTTTAGCTTTAGAAACCCAGCCTTGATCAGTATCATTATATAGTTTTTTATTTCTATCTAATAAACCATTAACATTTTGTTCATTATTAATAGTTAATTTACCATCTGATTCTTGGATGTATTTAGTTTTTATTCCATTATCGTAGTCTACAGCTCTGACTTTTCCCATACTATTCTGATAGTTCTGTTACGTATAAATTTACTGATCCTATTACAGCTACTTTTTCGCCAGGCGAAACTTTAAAACATTCAGATGATTTAGATTCTAAAAATATTTTAGCATTAGTTGCTGTTGGATTTACTCCAAATTCTATATGACAATCAGCATCTGGTATAATTCTAACATATTCAATATTAGCACTAAATGCAGATGATTGTACAGATGAACCAGAAGATGTAACTTTTTCAGTAGTTAAAGGTCTCATTGCGTAATTACTTCCATACATGTTTTGTTCTCCTTTTATTTAGGCTATGTTCCCAGAACGTTCTAGGAACATTACCTATTTTAATTATCTTCTAATAACAAATGTTACTACTAATTTTTGAGTACCAGTAGATGCACCATCTGTAATCATTTCGATACTTCCACCTTCTTCTACGTTATTAGCTGCTGTAGGTTCTGCTGTATCAACATCACCTGCTGCTGAACCTGAATATGCAACAGTTATGCCACCACCAGTTACTGCAGTTCCATCAATTTCAAAAGATATTCCTGCATTTGCTCCAGAAATAGCTCCTTGTAAAGCTGTAAGAATTTTAATAATTTTTCCACCATCAGGTATTGCAACAAAAGTTGAAGATGCTGTGCTGATGTCTGCGATAGTTGAAGTTATAAAATAGTCGTTTAATGTTCTCATTGTGTTCCTTAATTGTTCCGATCCTAACCTTCTCTCAGATCTTCAATTGTTTAGAATCTGCTGGGGGAGCAGATTAAAAGGTTACTCCCCCAAACAGTTATTATTATTATGAAGTAGTTAAGTCTGCAACCATTCCAGATGCAGCTTCATTTCTTGACTCAAGAGTAGCTTCTACTAAAAGCTGTCTTTTCTCTGTGTCACCTGTTTTAGCAAGTTCATGCATAGAGAAATCTCTTAAGAACGCAATACCCCAGTAGTTCATGTCTAGTACATAAGCGTCTCTATCTCTAGAGAATCTGTTAGGTACTACTTGTAACTGACCGAAGTCTGAAGCGTAAACGTCTACAGAAGTGTATAATGTAGCGTCTGCACCTGCATCAAATCTAGTAGAATTACCAGTAAATCCTGATAATTTTTGTTTGTTGAATGGTCCCACCATAATCATTGAAGGGTCACCACCAGCATTCCAAACTGATTTAATAACTGATTTTAATTGAGCTTCTGTGAATGCTCTTTGAGTACCATCAGTTCTTGCTGTATTACCAGCTGCACCTGATGCTCCACCAGCACCTAGATCGTCATTTGATGCAACCCATGCACCAAGAGATCCAAATGTTCTAGCTGTTGAACTGTTACCAGCATTTTCTGCTTGGTTACCAGTTAAAGTAGCTTCCATGTCTCTTTTTAACTCTTTAGCTCTTTTAGCAATTTGATAAGCGATTTCAGATGCTCTACCTGCTTTGTCAACTGCTTCTTGAGTACCAGTAATTACCACAGTCTTGTCCATGATTTGGCAAGAGTTAGATAATCTAGTAGTTGCATTTGATGCATCTAGAGTTGCTTCATCACCTTCAATAACAGCATTTGCTGTTGATGCTGCTGCTAGTGAGTCAGTTTGCCATTCGTGTAATACAGCAGTTGCTTGAGTTTTAGCTGCTGAACTTAGGAATGGAGTATCTGTAGGAGAGATGCTATAGATAACATCAGAAAGATCTTCTCTTTCTCCTACTGAATCATACGTGTCAAACGTATTAGTTGGTTGTGCCATTGTTTATTTCCTTTGTTGAGATTTAAGATTAAT